CCAGCAGTTCCCCAACTACGCCGAGCGGCTGCGGCAATATATGGAGTCGCCGCCCCACAGCGTGACGCAATTCAAGGGCTACAAGAACCAGCCGGTGTCGCCCCGCTACTCGGACATGACGGCGGAGATGCTCAACCGCCAGGCGGAGGCGCTTCGCCTCGGCAAGCTGACCGAAATCGGCACGATGGGCGGCGGGCGCCGTGACCTCGAGATGGGCGGCGTGTTCCACGACCGGACGCGCAATGCGGTGGGCATCAGGGAGGCGCTGCGCGACCTCGAGCGGCCGGGCGCGCAGGACCTCGTGTCTCAACGGGTCTATGAGAGCGTCCGCAACGCCGAGAACACGGCAAGGTTGAAGAGGTTGATGGGCGAGCAGCACATCATCAGTCCGGACGACGCCGACTTTTTGCGCATGTTCATGCGTGACATCTCCGCGCTCCGCGGCAGGCGCGAGTGAGGCAGATCGTCCTCCCGAACGGCTTCAAGCCTCGTTCCTACCAGAACGAGGTGATGGCCTATTTCGACAAGGGCGGCACGCGGGCGTGCACTGTTTGGCACCGTCGCGCGGGCAAGGACACCTCCGCCATCCACCAGATCGCCAAGATGGCGCACCAGAAGCGCGGTCTCTACTGGCACATGCTGCCCACGCAGCGGCAGGGGCGCAAGGTGGTATGGGACGCATTCAACAAGACGGGCGAGCGCCTGGTCGACCAGGCCCTGCCACGCGAGCTGCGCATGGGCGAGGCGAACAACACGGAGATGAAAGTCCAGCTCAAGTGCGGCTCCATGTACCAGGTTGTCGGCTCCGACAACTACGACAGCCTCGTGGGCGCGAACCCGATCGGGGTGGTCTTCAGCGAGTGGTCGCTGACCGATCCCAGGATCTGGGACTACGTCCGGCCGATCCTGCTGGAAAACGGCGGGTGGGCGTGGTTTATCTACACGCCTCGCGGCTACAACCATGGCTTCGAGCTATGGGAGACCGCCCGCAAGTCTAGCGACTGGTTCCACTCCATGCGGACGGTAGACGACACCAACGTCATCACCACGGAGCAGATCGAGAAGGAACGCACCGACGGCATGCCGGAGGAGTTGATCCAGCAGGAGTTCTATTGCTCCTTCTCGGCCGCGAACGTGGGCGCCATACTGGGCCATGCCATGGAGACGGCGGAGAAAGAAGGCCGAATCGTGCAGGAGGAGCTCTACAAGTCAGACGGTCCTGCGGTCGAGGTCTCGTGCGACCTCGGTTACCGCGATACGGCGGCGTTCTGGTTCTGGCAGACGGGGCGCACAGGCATCAAGCTGATCGACTACCAGGAGGAAATCGGCACGGACGCCGATTACTGGATCCACCACCTGCAGACGCTCACGTGGAACCTCGGCACCATCTACCTACCGCACGACGCGCGCGCGTCCACGTTTCAGACCAAGCACTCGGTGTTAGAGCAGTTCCTGAAGGCCGGGTTCAAGGTGCGGCTGGTGCCTAAGGTACACACCATCGACCGCATCAATGCGGCGAGGACGGTGATAAAGCACTGCATGTTCTACGAACCGCGGTGCCAATACGGCCTGAAATCCCTGCGGGATTGGGCTTTCAAGTGGGACGACGTACGGCGAACGTTTTCCAAGGACCCCGACCACAATTGGGCGAGCCATGGCGCGGACGCGTTCAGCTACGGCGCGCTCATGATGTCGGACAAGTTGAAGGAGTGGGAGGCGAAACAGCCCAAAAAGGCCGAGGCGCAGGAAAACCCCGCGGTCGGCAACCACTACGCGTTCAACCTGGACCAGCTGTTCAATGACCAAGAATCCATAAGGCAGAGACTATGATGCCCGATGAGACTCCGGACTACGGCAGATCCGAAAAAGATGTCACCCCTGCGGGTTGGGCGTCCTATTGGTCGAAGGAACTGGCCGCGTTCAAGAAGTGGTCCCAGCAATGGCACTCGATAGGCAACACGATCGAGACGGAATTCCTAGGCCGGACGGACGACTCGGCGCGTCAGCTGGGGAAAGAGTCCAAATACAACATCTTCTGGGCCAACGTGCAGGTGCTGCTCGCCGCGGTCTACGCCAAGCTGCCGGCGCCCGAGGTCGACCGCGCCCATCTCGACCAGAACGACGACGTCGCGCGCGTGGCGGCGCTCATTCTCGAGCGCATTTTCGTCTTCGAGGCCAAGAACCTGGATGAATCGCCGGACAACGTCTACCGCGAGGCCATCAAAGACAGGTTTGTGTCGGGCATGGGCCAGGTCTGGCCGCGCTACGAGTTCAAGACCGAGGACGTCACCACGCCGGCCATCCTGGACCCGGAGACGCAACAAGAACTGGCGCCGGCGGTAACGCAGAGCATTGTCACGCACGAGGCCGTGCCGCTAGACTACGTGCGTTGGGAGGACTTTGTTTTCTCGCCCACCCGCATATGGGAGACGCGCCGCTGGGTTGGCCGCCGCGTTTACATGTCCAAGGACGCATGTCTCGCTAGGTTCGGGGCCATCATCGGAAAGGACATTAGCTACAAGACCAACTTCAAGATCCAGAACAGGGACGACCCCCTCAAGCTGATGCCGGAGCCCATGGCCGAGGTCTACGAGCTGTGGTCGCTGGAGCACAAGGCGGTGTTCTGGTATAACCCCGGCTCGTCGGTGATACTCGACGTCAAGGCCGACCCGCTCAAGCTGAGCGGCTTCTTCCCCGTCAAGAAGCCACTGATTGCCACTACCGTCTCCGCCGCGTTTCTGCCCCGTCCGGACTATACGATGGTGCAGGACCAGTACGAGGAGCTCAATATCCTGTCGACCAGAATGCACCTCTTGACTGAGGCGCTGCGCGTCGTGGGTGTGTATGATTCGACGGCGGAATCTATCAAGTCGCTGCTCAACAACGGCATGTTCAACAGGATGCTGCCGGTGGACAACTGGGCGATGTTCGCCGAGAAGGGCGGCATCAGGGGCGCTGTTGACTGGTTCCCGATAGATGTCGTCGTACAGGCGCTCGAGAAGATGACGATGCGAAAGAAAGGGCTCCTGCAGGAAATTTACGAAATCCTGGGGCTGTCCGACATCATGCGAGGGCAGTCAGTGGCATCGGAGACAGCGACCGCCCAGCAGCTCAAGGCGCAATACGGGTCCGCCCGTATGCAACGGGTTCAGGTCGAGGTTGCGGAGTTCGTCACCGCCAACATCAGGACCAGAGCGGAAATCATCTGCAAGCACTGGTCGCCGGAGACCATCATCCAGCGTTCGCAGGCCATGCAGCTGCCGCAGCAGGACCAGGCATACTTGCAGCCTGCCATAGCGCTGCTCAAGAACTCCAATGATATGGCGTTGCGCCTGACCATCCAGGCGGATTCTCTGGCGGCGCCGGACTGGCAGCAGGAAAAGCAGGAGCGCATCGACTTCCTGCAGGCCATGTCCCAGTTCATCGGCCAATCCATGCCGCTGATCGACAAGGAGCCGGGCGCGGGGCCGTTCCTGCTGCAAATGCTGCAGTGGGCGGCGACGGGCTTCAAGGCCGGCAAGCAGATCGAGGGCATCCTAGACGGCGCCGTCAATGCCATCATGCAGGCGCGCATGCGGCCGAAGCCCCCGCAACCGCCGTCGCCGCAGGCCATCAAGGATAAGGCTTCGGCGATGAAGCTTGCCGCCGAGGCAGACCAGATCAATGCCGAGACCGCGGTGATAATGGAGCCGGGCGTGCAAGCGCCGCCTGGAGAAGGCGGTCCCGGTCGCCCGCCGTCGACGGCCCTGCCCATGAGGAGAGTTCAATGAGGCGCCGCTTCATCCAGATCAACGGCGAGCTGGTCGAGGTCGCGGAGGATTACGTGTCCCAGGGCCGTGAAGCCAAGAACGAGGGGTTGCTGTGGAACGACCGTGCCTACCAGGACGCCAACGACCCGCGCTTCTCGTCCAGGACGCAGCATAAGCAGTTCATGCGTGACAACAACCTGACGACGATCGACGATTATTCCAACACCTGGAAAGACGCGGAGCGTAACAGGATACGGAATCGGGCAGGGTATGATCCTCAGCGCAAGCAGGACATTGCCAGTGCGTTAAGGCGTATGCGCAATGGCTATAAACCAATCCTCCAGAAGGAGTAAACATGGAACAAGCAGCCCAGCAAGCACCTGACGTCAGAGCGTCCATCACGGCGGCGATCGCCGAGCTGGAAAAAGACGAACCGCAGACGACCGACAAGCCGGCCGAGACAGTCGAGACGCCGGTGATCGACAAGCCGGCCGAGGCGGTCGACGAGCTGGTTACCGCGGTCGACCCGCTTAAGGCGGCGAAGCAGGACCAGCCGGCAGCGCAGGCCAAGCCGGCCAAGATCACCGACACGCCGGCGAGACCATCGCTCAAGGCGCCCGTGTCTTGGAAGCCGGAAATCCGTGAAAAGTGGACAGGGTTGCCGCCGGAGGTGCAGGCCGAGGTCATCCGCCGCGAGCGTGAGATCCAGTCATCGCTGCAGAACACCGCCAGCATGCGGCAGTTCGCAGAGGCGTTCGCTTCCACCATCGCCCCATACAGGCACATCATCGCGCTCGAGGGCGACGATCCGCTCAAGACGTTCTCCGACTACATGCGCACCGCCACCATGCTGCGCACCGGGTCGCCGATGGAGAAGGCTTCGTCCATCGCCAGCGCCATTATGCAGTTCGGGGTCGACATCAACATGCTGGACCAGGTCCTGCAGCAGAAGGTATCCGGACAGGGCGGCCCGATTCCGCAGTTGCAGCAGTCGCAGCAATCCATGCAAGATCCGAGGGTGGACGAGATCCTCGGCTTTCTGCGGTCACAGCACGAGGCACAGAGCCGTGTGCTGCAGACCGAGGCGGACGAGGAGCTCTATACGTTTGCCAATGATCCGAAACATGAATTTCTGGAGGACGTGAGGCACGACATGGCGGACTTGCTCCAATTTGCGGCGGCTCGCGGAAGGAAACTTTCACTCGAGGACGCCTACAAGCAAGCGGTCTCCATGAACCCCGAGCTCTCGAAGATCGTCCAGCAACGTGCGGCGGCGGCACAGGTAGCGTCGCAAGCGGAAGCGCTGGCAGCCAAGCGTGCTGCCGCCTCCACCGTGGTGGGCAGTGGCCCTCAGCAGACCGGGAAAACCCAGGAAGGTTCCGGGTCTGTCAGGGAGTCGATTGAGGCAGCTATCGCCAAGCTTTCGGGGTAGCCGTTTACGCGACGTTGTTTTCGTGGTATATTGAAATATCGGGTTCCACCCGTTCGGGAAACCTGATCGCAGGACCGCTTAGTCAAGGTGGAGTGCGGAGCTTATTAGCCCACCGCTAAACTGGACATGGGGTAGTTTTTCCATAACCTTTAGCAGGAGGCTTACATGGCTTTCCCAAACGTGACGGACCTCGTCGCGACGACTATCGAGTCACGCTCGAAGACGATCAGCGATAACGTCCTGAACAACAACGCCGGCCTCGCCTACATCAAGGCAAAGGGCAACGTCAAGAAGGTGACGGGCGGTACTAAGATCTACGAGGAAATCGCGTACGCGGAGAATACGAACGCCGGTTGGTATAGCGGCTACGACCTTCTCCCGGTCGCGGCTCAGGACGTTCTGAGCGCTGCGGAGTTCTCGCTCAAGCAGTGCGCGGTGCCGGTGGTGGTTTCCGGCCTCGAGCAGCTGCAGAACGCGGGCACCGAGCAGATGATCGACCTGCTGGACAGCCGCATCACAGTGGCCGAATCCACGATGGCCAACCTGCTCTCCGATTCCTTCTACAACGACGGGACCGGTTCGGGCAGCAAGGAAATCGTCGGCCTCGAGGCGATGACGCCGACCGATGCGTCGCCGACCAACCAGCGCGTGGATACGGGCACCTACGGTGCCATCAACCGCGCGACCTGGTCGTTTTGGCGGCCGGTGTACCTCAAGCCGGGTTCGGCGCTCACCACCAGCACCATCCAGACCAACATGAACACCGTGTGGGCCTACCTGGTGCGCGGCCGCGAGCGTCCCGACCTCATCATCGCGGACAACGTGATGTGGGCGCTGTACTTGGGTTCGCTCCAGACGCTCCAGCGCTTCACGGAGCCGGCGCGGGCGAACCTTGGGTTCCCGTCCATCAAGTTCATGGACGCGGATGTCGTGCTGGACGGCGGGTTGTATTTCCCGAGCTCGTCCTACTCCGGCGCGACCGCCAACACGATGTACTTCCTCAACACGAAGCACGTCAAGTGGCGTCCGCATGCGCAACGCGATATGGTCCCGCTCAGTCCCAACAAGCGCTACGCAACCAACCAGGATGCGGAAGTCACGATCCTGGCCTGGGCAGGTGCATTGACCTGCAACGCAAACGCGCTCCAGGGCCGGCTCGAGACCGCCTAACAACCAGCCATAGGAAAGGAGACAAGTCATGGCGTTCAAAATGGTTGGCAACTTCATCGGCGCTCCGACGCTGGATGATACCAGCACCACGCAGAAGGTGCAGCTGGGCACTATTGTCAAAGGCGTCGATCCGACGTACGGCGAGGGCGAGTTCATCTACCTGCTTGGTGTTGCGAGCACGGCGGTGGGCTCGATCGTCACCTACGATCCGGACACGTTCCTCACCACGCTGTGCGCAGTCGGCGGCGCCATTCCGCGGCCAATTGCGGTGGCGATGTCGGCGAACGTGGCCAGCCAGTACGGCTGGTACCAGATCAGCGGTGTCGCGACGTGCAAGAAGCAGTGCACGGTCTCGCTTGCGGCAGGCGCTGCGGTCGGCGTGCTCTCGACCGGCCTCATAGCCGGCACGGGATCGGGCAAGGAGATCTACGGCGCGGCCGTAGCTGCAGTCGCCTCGGCTGCCGCGGGCAGGGTTTCCGTCCGCGTAATGATCGCGCGGCCGCACAAGCAGGGTCGCCTTACCTAACAACCTGGCGGTATCCCCGGACGGGAGTTTCCTTCCTCTATCCCGTCCGGGACTTTTTGGAGTCCGGCATGCTGCTTCCGTATCACAACTTAAAAATGCAGCACCAGAACCCAGGAGCAGAGAAGGCTCTAGTATTGCCCATCAACGTCATTTGCAATACGGATAACGAGGTGATCTACAACCAGATTTGCCACAATTCCAGGTTACCGCAGCGCTGGGTTACAGCGCAACCTGCGCATGACGGTATCGCAGTTATCTGCGGCTCCGGTCCCAGCATCAAGAACCATGTCGAAGACGTCCGAGCGCTGCGTGGTACAGGCATCAAGATCTTCGCCTTGAACGGCTGCGCTAAGTTCCTATCCGACAACGGTATTCTCCCCGACTACCAGGTGATACTGGATGCGCGCAAGGAAACGGCTACGCTTATAGGTCCGGCCGAAGAGCATCTGTTTTCGTCGCAAGTCCACCCTAAATGTTTCCAGGTCATGCCGAGCGCCCACCTCTGGCACCTCGACGTCGGTCGTGACCTGGACGAGTTGCTGCCCGACAATTACCCGGAGCATGTCGTCATTGGCGGCGCTGCT